TAACTATATGATCGGGTGTGCCTAGTCTGCTATAAATAAATGCACGATCAGCGTTCCGCAAAATGCGGGCAGTAGCAATAACAACAATACAGTGGGGATCATCGAGATCGTTTTTATATTGTTCTGCAAGTGGTAACAGTGAATCCTCAAGTGCGCGATATTCATTAGCACGCCAGTAGTCGAGGTCAATGCGCTCAATACCGTTATCAACAATGGTACGATACCTGTGCATACTGCAAACGATTGTGCCATCCATATCATAGATCGCTATCCTTTTCATAACCTATATCCTTATAAAGTCTAGAATGTTGTAAGGTTTAACTTGTCTGCCCTTGCCCTATCGGCCCTATCCGAGGGTAGGCGGGGTTACTGGCCGCCTAGAGTCATGCCTTACAACAGAAGCAAGTATACCTGAATTTTTGAGGTCAAATGTCGTCCAAGCGACAATTGCCTACCACCCATACCCTGCAGCCTGCCATACATCAGCCGACCAGTGGTCGATCCTACCCGACGAACGGCGGGCCTGAGGCTTGACACGGCCTAAAATTATATGCTATAATTTTGGCGCGTCAGCGCTCTAAGTTCTATAACCTAGAGCAATGTTTCACGTGAAACTATATCGTGCGAAAAACCATATCATGCCCATAACATACAGCCACAGCATCATAGTAATAATGTTTCTAAAATTCATATCGTTATAGTAGGGGCTTGCGCCCCCTACCCCTTGCTAGTCGGCAGATTGCCTGATAAAATCGCTGATTGCACGCAGTGCGCTCTTGTTAGCTTTTGTTAACGATTCTATATCGTTCTCAGAGAGCTTGAGAGCAGCACCGATGAAGTCGGCGTGAACATCCTTTTTGATCGGAGTCTCACCGCTTTTAGTTCTATATTCTTTAGCGATATAAACTTTTTCACGGCTGAGCTTCGCTACAATTGAGCGAACAGTCTTGCCAACTTTCTCGGCAATTTGCTCAACGCTAACACCGGCCTGATAGTCGGCCACAATCTGAGCAGTCTGCTCAGGGCTATAGTTCGGGGCTTTGGCTGTTGCCATTTTAGCTACTCCGTAGTGGTTGAAAGAAACTCTAGTATAGGCCAATCGAGCAGCAGTAGCAAGTGCCGTTTGTCAGTCGACAGACGGCCTTGACACGAGATGGGTTGGTATGGTACAATAGGGGCGGTTATCGGACTGTTATAAGAAATTGTTCTTGCGGCCCCCGCTCACGGCCTATTTCAGAAATTTTTTCAAAAAGGCTAAGGTGCCAAAATCTACACTTGACCCTAAACTACCAAAGTGTTATAATCATAAAAATTGGAGCAACCATGACTACACACCTACCAGCCGAAACCCTACAAATCTCACCAGAAGCACTGGAAGTAGCCAACTGCTATCTCCAGCTTAATGATGTTAAAGGGGTAGCCCACGAGCTCGACCTCAAACCAGATCAGGTTGCACAAATCCTAGGTCGCCGCGAGGTTAAACAGTATATTGATAGTGTATTTTTTGACATGGGCTACAACAACCGATTTCTTATGCGTCAGGCAATGGATGCACTAATCAAGCAAAAGTTTCAGGAGTTAGAGGAGGCTGGTGTTGGCTCTAGCAAGGATATTGCAGACCTCCTACAAATGTCACACAAGATGTCAATGGACCTACTAGACAAACAGCTGCAATTAGAGAAGTTGCGGCAGGGCACACCAGGCCCACAAAAGCAGGTAAATGTGCAGATCAATGACGACGGCAGCAAGTATAGCCAGCTTATACATAAGTTGGTTAGTGGAGATGGAATTTAATGTTAGTAGTAAGCAGACCTGATGTAGAGTGTGACCATATAGTAGAGTTCGATCCGGCTAGGCGTTTTATCAAACTACCCATCGACAACTACTTACGACTATTAAACCTCTACGATACCATCAACCGCCCACAGATAGCACTAATCAACGCAGTCAATGACCCCAAATACAGGTTTATATGTGCTGCACTTGCCCGCAGATTAGGCAAAACATACATAGCCAATGTTATAGGTCAGCTAGTAACACTAGTGCCAAACTGCAATGTGCTTATTATTAGCCCTAACTATAACCTTAGCTCTATTAGTTTTGAGCTACAGCGTAGGTTGATCAAGCATTTTGACCTAGAAGTAACGCGCGATAACCTAAAAGATAAGATTATTGAGCTCTCAAACGGTAGTACCATTAGAATGGGATCTATTGGCACAGTGGATAGCACTGTAGGTCGCAGCTATGACCTAATAATTTTCGACGAGGCAGCCTTGTCGGAGCATGGTGAGCAGGCATTTAACATAGCACTGCGTCCTACACTAGACAAACCTAGTGCAAAAGCCATATTTATTAGTACACCACGTGGTAAAAATAACTGGTTTAGCCAGTTTTGGAACCGCGGATTTGATAACAACTTTCCAGAGTGGGTAAGCCTACAAGCAGATTATTCGGAGAATAGCCGCATGGCACAGTCGGATGTGGAAGAAGCACGCCGCAGCATGAGCAAAGCAGAGTTTGAGCAAGAATATATGGCTAGTTTTACCAGCTACTTGGGGCAAATTTACGAGGGCTTCAAGCCTGAGTATATCTTAGACCAACTGCCAGACCTGCGTGGCGAAACAATTGCAGGCCTAGACCCTGGCTATAAAGATGAAACGGCCTGGGTAACTATTACCTATGACTATAATACCGATTGTTTCTATGCTGTACAGGATTACTTGGAGTCGGAAAGGACTACGCGTGAGCATGCCGAGCATTTTCGTGGCTTTATTGATCAATATGGCGTAGAAAGTGTATTTATTGACAGTGCAGCTGCACAATTTGCCGCTGACCTAGCCTATAACTATGATATTGCTACTACTCGAGCTAAAAAAGATGTGTTACCCGGCATTGCTTATGTGCAAACACTAGTGCAGCAGGGTAGATTTAGGGTACACCGCGATTGTGTACATGTGTTGGCCATGCTAGATCAATATCAGTGGGACGATCGTGAGGGGCTGGCACGTGAACGGCCCAAGCACAACCGTTATAGTCACATGGCTGATGCCGTCAGATATGCACTGTACAGTTATATAGTCTAGGTGGTAAAATTTTGGGTTGCACTGGTGCTACCCTTTAGGATATAATTACACAATTAACATGGCAAAAAATACAAACAACCGTATTGCTGTTAAATGGGTTAGGGACAAAGCCAAGGCTGCCTACCAAAAACAATCTAGTTGCTACATCTGCGGCTGCACCAATGACCTAGAGCTGCATCACCTACACAGTATAACAAACTTGCTGTATAGCTGGGCAGATCAACATGGTTATGATATTAGCAGTGATGAGGCTATCTTAGCTGTTCGTGATGATTTTATCAGTGAGCACTATCACGAGTTATATGAACTGGTTTACACACTCTGTAATCGCCATCATGTAATGCTGCATAGTGTTTATGGTAAAATACCCACGGTTAGCTCGGTACCTAAACAGCGAACCTGGATTGAAACGCAACGTACTAAAGCTAGTGGTGGCGTGGTAGAGAAGACTGGTGGATTCTTTAGCCGTTTTACCTAGGAGTGGGTATGAGCAGAATGGAAAGATTACGTGAGTGGGTAGTTGAAAAACTAAATCCCGCTCAAATACGCATTAGTGACGGTGAAGGTAGTAGTGTAGGCAGTACACAGCCCATCAGCTATAGATACTACTTTCGCGATATAGACTGTGTAAACACTAGTGTTAACAAGGTAGTTGCCGCTTGCGCTAGCCTTGACTATGATATAAAAGACAAGCAGCATGAGGGAGTAGTAGCTGGCTTGCGTCAAAAGACACTAAACACACTACTTAACTTTAGACCAAATCCCTATCAGTCAGCACAGGAGTTTCGCCGTAGCCTATTCACAGATTTCTTGTTGGACGGCAATGCCTTTGTGCATTTTGATGGTACGTTTATGTATCATCTGCCAGCAGAAAATGTGGAAATATTAACTGATAGCAAAACGTTTATTAGTGGCTATAAGTATAATGGTGAAATCGTATTTCGAGAGAATGAGGTTTTTTACTTCAGAGATGTGAATTCGGAGAGTATCTATCGCGGGCAGAGTAGATTATCAGCCGCACGACAAAGTATAGATACACTATGGAACATGCACGAGTTTCAGCAAAACTTCTTTAAAAATGGTGCTATTTTTGGCATGGCACTAACCACAGAAAATACCTTATCGCAAGCTGCCAAGGAAAAAACCTATCAGTACTGGGCACAGCGATATAATCCGCGTAGTGGTGGGCGTCGACCAATTATCCTAGATAGTGGACTGAAACCTGTTAAATTGCAGGACAATGACTTTCAAGACCTAGACTTTGATAAAGCTATTGCACGTCACAGCGAGCGCGTAATGACAACTATAGGTGTACCGCCTATATTACTGCAAGGTGGTAACAATGCTAACATTGCCCCTAATCTTAAACTATTTTACCTGGAAACTGTACTGCCAATCGTTAGGTTATATGTTTCCGCAGTGGAAAGATATTTTGGATATGACGTGGCAGAAGTAACTAATAATGTATCGGCACTACAGCCTGAATTAAAAGACGTAGCAGCTTATCATAGCACACTAGTTAATGGCGGCGTTATAACTCCAAACGAAGCCCGTATAGAATTACGGTATCCAACCATAGCTGGAAATGATACCTTAAGAATACCTGCTAACATTGCAGGTTCAGCAGCCAATCCATCTGTGGGTGGTAGGCCTAGCAACTAAGAGGAGTAAGATGGATATAAAAAACAAAGTACTCTATTTTGACAGCAAGTTTACTGCCAAGGCTGCCGGCGAGGACGATGACAGTATCATGATTGAAGGTTATGCTTCTACTAATGATCGTGATCGTCAAGGCGATGTAGTGCCAGCAGGAGTTTGGAAGTCAGGTATGGCAAACTACCTGAAAAATCCAATCATCTTAGCATATCATAATCACACAATGCCTATTGGCAAAATGGTTGATTATAAAGCTGATGAGCATGGACTGTGGATTAAGGCACAGATTCCTAGTGAAGTTGGCGATATTTACAAGTTGATCAAAAAGGGTATATTAAGCGCATTTAGTATTGGGTTTAGGGTCAAGGATGCTGAGTATGAGCAGGCCAGTGAAACCTTTATGATTAAAGACTTAGAACTGCACGAAATCAGTGTAGTTAGTGTACCTGCAAATCAAAACACATTATTTAGTTTAGCCAAGGCATTTGATAGTGCCCAAGAGTTCGAGTTATTTAAACAGCAATTTGCCGATGTTAGCGAATCAGCTAAAGGGCTAGAGTCCTCTACAAACGCAAATAGCGAAACCAAAAAGGAATGGAACATGGATCCAAAAGAGTTAGAAAAATTATTGGCCGACGCTGCTGCTAAGGCTGCTGCTGAAACAGCACGCGCTGTTGTAGAGGCTCAAACTAAAGCTGCTGAAGAAGCACAGCGCAAAGCTGATGAAGAAGCACAGCTACAAGCTAAGATCAAGGCTGCTGTTAGCGCAGTCCAAACAGTTGACACAGGTGCAGAAAAGCTATTAGCTGAAGTTGAAAAGCGCCTAGCCGAGCAAGCTGACAGCCACAAGAGCGCCCTAGAAGGCCTAGAGAGTGCACTACGTGAAAAAGCTGCTGAGCTAGAGGCTATTCAAAAGAGCCGTATGCAATTTACAGATGTTAAGAGCAGCGACGGTGGCGTTACATATGCAGAAAAAGAAGCTGCTGTGTTTATCAGCAAGATCACCAAGAAGCCTATCGAAGAAACCAAGTATGCCAAGAGCCTAGTACAAAAGTATGCTAGTGGTGGTACAGCTGGTGCTGCAGGTAGCGGCGGTGGAGCGGGTGGTGCAGTTCGCCTACCAGGTCAAACTTGGGAACTAGAAGTTAACACCAACATGGAAAACGAGATTCGTCGTCAGCTAGTTGTTGCTGGTACAATCCGTCAAATCAACATGCCACAGCCTTTCATGAAGCTGCCTATCAATCCAGATGCTGGTGCTGATGCAACCTGGGTAGCAAACAGTGATTTTGGTGCTGCAGCTAGCAGTGGTACAGCTCGTACACATGCGCTAAAGGACATTGAGATCAGCAGCGCTAAATTAGCAACCAAAGAGTACATCGCCTTTGAAGAAGAGGAAGACGGTCTTATCGCTCTAGTACCTATCATCCGTGATGCAATCACACGTCGTATGGCTAAGACACTAGACAAGTCTATGCTCCTAGGTAATGACGTTGGTGCTACAACATATGCTGCTGGTATCAATGGTCTAGCATTTTATGATGGTGCTGCTAGCGCAAGTCCTACAGTTGCAGTTGGTGGTAAACTAACATTTACACAATTCCAAGCTGCACGTCGTGCACTAGGTGTTTGGGGTCTAGAGCCCAGCGAACTAATCATGTTCGTTAGCCAGGCCGCTTACTATGACTTACTAGAAGATAGTACCTTCCAGAGCACAGACAAGATCAGTGAGTCACGCAACACATTAATTACTGGTCAAGTTGGCTTAATCGCTCAAACTCCAGTTGTTGTTAGCGCACAAATGACTGGTCTAGCTGCTAACGATGCACTAGCCGTTATGGTTAACCCACGCAACTTCGTTGTTGGTAACCATCGTGCAATGCGTATCGACACAGATGACGAAGTCATCAACCAGCGTCGTGTTATCGTTGCAAGTATGCGTATCGCTATGAGCCGCTTAACAAGCAATGAAGGCAGCGGTGTTGTTGCAGTTCGTTACGTTTAATTAAACTTAGGCAGGGTTCTTTGGAGCCCTGTCTCTAAAGCCTAGCGTGCTAGTCTTTAGAGACACAGGAGGATTTATGGCTGACCTAATTACTAGAGCAGAATATAAAAATTACTTGGGAATTAGTAGTAGTAATAAAGACACAGAAATTGATCTGTTAATACCCAAAGTTAGTCAGTTAGTAAAAACCTACTGCCGCAGAAATTTTACTGACTACTATGACGAAGCAAAAACAGAATACTTTGATGGTGGTTTTGATAAATTAATCTTAAAAGAAACACCAGTAACTAATGTACTGCAAGTTAGCAAAAGCAGCAACTATGGTAAAACGTATGCAACTACACTTGTAGAATATACAGACTGGATTCAAGATGGTGATACCGTTCGCGCATTAACAAACGGCGGCTGGTTTCAAGAACATCCACGCGGATATAAAGTTAGTTATTTTGCTGGCTATGAATTTGTACCAGAAGATCTCAAACTAGCAGTACTTGATTTAGTAGAATACTATTCGAAGAATAATAGTGCAGTACATGTAAATCGTGATGTAACTCCTAATGTAACACAAATACAGTATGTAGCTACTACAAACTTTCCAGCACATATTAAACGCGTACTAGATCAATATATAGCGGATTATGCGTAATGTCTAGTAAAGTCACAGAGTATCAAATAAGTGGAGCATTAGGCAAACTTACTACTGAAGCTGAACGTAAGAAGCTATCTAAAGATACCCTACATTTTGTACCTATAAATATTGAAGCATTAAATCTAGCACTAGGTGATAAACTGGTATTTACAGAGAATGATGCTGATGACCTAGATGCGGTATTAGCAGAAATTAATGAAAAGTATAAATTTGCTAGTAAAAAAGATAGAGATAAAGCCATTGCGGCTGCAAAAAAG